TATGCATCACCAAAGGATTAACCAAAGGATCACAAATGTTAACACAAATAACCAAAGGATTAATTATGCATCACCAAAAAATTACTAATGCATCACCAAAGGATTATTAATGTACACCAATAACAAACCAATGAAGGATGTTTCATCAATGCATTCGAATGTTAATCAATGTTCACAATTTGAAGCAACTACAGAGAATTTTTTAATTTCAGACCTAGAACTATGTGCTTCTCAATCACTTAATGTTTTAACACCAACGCAATTTTTGTGTGATCCTAATCTCAATAACACACAGAAAATGGTCTATCAATTCATCTGTTCTTTTACAGCCAAGAGCGGAGTATTTTTTGCATCCCATGAATATGTAAACCAATCCCTCAAAATAAGCCGCAGCACTTTTGAAAGGGCTTGTAGAGCTCTGCATGAGCAAGGGTATCTTTATAGGCGGAAAATCTCCAGGCGGAAGGGAGGTTCGATTAGATGCCTTTCACCCAAACAAGATTATAAAAAGTATATAGAGGTCCTTATGTCAAAGAATTATTTTAAAGTAGCAGCAGAAGTAGAAGCTTATTTTACCAAGGTGGATTTAGACACTTTAATCGAACGAAACAAGCAGCTTTCAAAAGAAGCTTGGGAAAAGAAACGCGTAAAAAATGTGACGCATCGAATACGATCCTGCAAAAGTGACGCATCGAATAATATAGCCCATGAAGTAACAAGAGATAAAGCTAGCAGCAATATATATAATATAAGAGAGCTTAAGGAAGGCTCGGCAGCGGCTTTAGCTGGTGAGCTTAGGAAGAGGGGATTTAGTGAAAGTGAGATTGAAATCGGATGTGAGTTCTTTGAAAGATTCAAAGACAAGATATGCTCACAGGAGGTTTCAAACCCTATGGGATATCTGATTGCACATATACGACGAGGCTGGGCAAAGGAGAAGTTAGATGCGATTAAAGCCGAGGAGAACAAGGTCATAGAGGAGAAGAGTAGCTTTGAAGCTAATCGCAAATTAGCTGAAGAAGCGGAGAAGAGCCTCCGGGATAAGGAGGAGGCGACTCAGTGTAGAGTTAGGATCAATGAAAATCACATTACGTTTGATTATCTCCAGGATGGGAGAACAAGAACTTCAATTCCTGTGGGTTATTCTGAGAGGAACTTTCAACCAATTTTAAACAAACTCCTGGAGAGGGTTCATGATCGTTGTAGAAATACCAGGTAAGCCTGTCGCATGGAAGCGAGCAGGTAGAAGGGGCTCAAAATACTATGACAGCCAACTAAATGAGAAAAATCTCATCAGGTGGCATTATAAATTAGCTCATAATGGCATTATAAGCGCTTCTAAGCCACTTTCAGTGTATATCCAATACCATATCAGCCCCCCTAAGTCTTTATCGCTTCTAAAGCGCTTAAAATTGATTGGGACATTTCACACAAAAAAACCTGATATAGATAACCTCAGCAAGATCATTCTTGATGCTCTAAATGGCCATGCTTGGAAGGATGATGCTCAAGTAGCCGAGCTCAGTGCAATTAAGATTTACGCTAAAGAAGAAAAAACCATAATCAAAATAATTCCCGAGTCAGATGAATAAAGAAGAATTTAGCAAAACACTTATTGTCTATCAGAAAGATTCCTACTACAGATACTACGATTTGTATTTAGACAACCTCTACGAAATAGATAGCAACAATAACCTAAAAATCTACAACAGGTGTAGAACATCTGGCAAAGAGACGCTTAGAGCGTGTTTCAAGACTTGGGATTATTTTGTGATTGAGTAGTCAAACATCTCTATTTCAAGTATATTGTCATTCATAATTTACTCCCATCGCTGCATTAATTATATATAACGCATTCTCTTTACTAATATTACCCTGTTTCATTATTTTTCCCATTTCAATTTGCATGGTGAAAATAGTTAACAATGGGTCAACACTCATATATTTTATAGCTAATTTTTTGAAATCTTTTTGAATACACTCGATCAAGTGAACTTCTTGTTCATCAAATTCTTCACACATAACTGGCTCCGTTGGTGGGTAAAAACCCCCCGACGTGAATCGGGGGCACTCATACCTAAAAGAGAGATTGAAATCTCTTTTGCTAATTTACGATATTTTTATTTATATAAAAACTTTTTTTTTGGTATGACTGTGGAAAACTCCGTTGGTTTTCAGTCGATAAGTTGTTCATAATATGATGACAGCTGCATTTTGTGTTCACAACTTATCGATTGTTTAAATTTCATTAACAGACTATGAACAACGAGTTTCTCACCTAAAATCTCTACTTATCAACAAATCCACAGCATAAGAAGAAGAAGAGATAAATCTATTTAATTTTCTCTTCAATAGTACAAAGCATTGAAACTGCATTCTTTGTCGGGCACGCTAGGGGACACTTTCTATTTTTAAAATATATCTATTACGTGTAGTGTTAAAATAAACTTTTATTTTATATTAAAAATAAAAAAATCTTATGAAAATGAAAGAATATCCAGTCTCTATTGAGTATTTAGAGACTCTATGCGAATGGATGATTGAGTGGGCAGACAAAGAAGATTCCATGATTTTTCCTCAATTTTTAAACAAAAAAGGGATTGGTTACTCCTACTTCAACTATTTTAGACACATCTGCCCACGTGTAAACAACACATATGAGGTGATTATCTCCAGATTGTGTCTTAGATGGCTTAAATTTGGCATGACAACCAAAGAGATGCCAGCCCACCAGCAAAAGCTTCTCTCTCGCTACATACGCATCTATGACCAACTCGCGTTTGAAACTGAAACAGAAGCTAGAAAAGCTGTAGCAGAAGCTAAAACTCAAAAAGAGTGTGAATTTTTTGCTGAGAACTATTCAAAGCAAAAACTAGATGGAATTTACAAGGATATATACGACAAAAATGACGACAAACGTAGAGATTCAAAGAAAACTGAATAGTTTTGAACCGCGTCCTTATCAATTGCCTATTTTAAAAGCTCTTGATTCTGGATTCAAAAGAGTTCTTGCTATCCTACCCCGCAGAGCTGGCAAAGATATCACTGCGCTTAATTATGTTATCAGACGTATGTATGAAGAACCTGGTGTTTACTACTACATTTTCCCCACCTATTCTCAAGCTAAAAAAGTTATCTGGGATTCCATCACCAATGATGGCAAACGAATTCTAGACTATTTTCCAGATGAATTGATCGTTCAAAAGAATGCTCAAGAAATGAAGATTCGAATGAAAACTAGAAATGGCGAAGAAAGCCTTTTCCAGCTCATAGGGAGTGATAACTATGACAGCCTAGTAGGTACCAACCCTAAAGGCTGTGTCTTCTCTGAATACGCCCTACAGGATCCCATGGCCTACCAATTCCTGAGGCCTATCCTGACCGCAAATGGCGGTTGGGCTTTATTTATCTCTACCCCCAGGGGAAAGAATCATCTCTGGTCGTTAACGCAAATAGCTGAAAACTCACCTGATTGGTTCTATTTAAAATTAACTGTTGAAGATACAGAACACATTCCACTAGAAGAAATACAGAAAGAAAAAGCGGAAGGGTTGATGTCTGAAGACATGATCCAACAAGAATATTTCACAAGCTTTACCATGGGTGTGGAAGGAGCTTACTACTCAAAATATGTAGATCAAGCCAAAAGAGAACAAAGAATTGCAGATGTTCCATGGGAAAATGGATTCAAAGTCCACACAGCATGGGATATCGGTGTTCGTGACTCTACAACTATCATCTTTTTTCAAACAATCGGTCAAACAGTTCGAATCATTGATTGCTACGAAAACAGCAAACAGGGCCTTGAGCACTACGCACAGGTAATTAACAACAAGTCGTACGTTTATGGCGTACATCTGGCTCCTCATGACATAGCTGTAAGAGAGTGGGGCACTGGCATGACAAGAATTGAAAAAGCTAAAGAGCTTGGAATTAAATTCGCCACAGCATCAGATGTGAACATAGCAGACGGCATTGAAGCTGCACGATCTCTCTTTTCCAAAGTGTGGATTGATGATAAAAAGTGTCAACCGTTGATCAAAGCATTAGAAAACTACAGACAAGAATTTGATGCTAAAAAAAAGATTTACAAACCACACCCACTTCACGATTGGTCATCTCATTTTTGCGATGCGTTTAGATATCTCGCTGTATCACTGCCTAAAACAAGAGATTCTCTATCAAAAGAAGAGTTAGAAAAACGATACCAAAAAGCTGTTTACGGGAACCAAGCAAATCTTCCGCCCATGTTTAGAGAAGAAAATTATATTCGAGGAATACTATGACCCTTTGGCCCAATCCAGGAAGTAACAGTTTTATCACTTCTACTTCTTCAGACGACCAATCCCTAAAACTGCGCATGGAACAAACTTATGCGCAAAGCATCACAATTAATCAATCGTTCTGGTCAGAGGCTGACATAGATACTAGATTCAAGGCAGGCGATCAACAACTATGGAATGACATATATGGCAATCTTCCTGCTTTCCGTCGGCGTGTTTTTAATTTTAATCGAATCCGACGAGTCTGTAACATGATAACGGGTTATCAACGTAGAAATAGAAAATCTACAGTTGTAACTCCAGTCGAAAACTCAGACGACCAAACAGCAAACCAGTTCTCTAAAATCCTGTTATGGTCTATGGAGAAAGACAACACTCTTTCCACCATTTCAGAAGCGTTTGATGGAGCTGTGACTGCCGGAATGAACCTTCTATCTGTTTGGATGGACTATAGATCAGATCCAATTAATGGAGATATCCGAGTAGATAATGTATCTT